CCGTATCTATGGCATCTGGTCCCCGATTGTTGAGGGCCGGATTTGCACGCACGCGATGAAGTGGAAAATGGTTCGTAAGGCCGTTGACGTTCAGGAGGCGACAGCCGACCAGGGCGCTCGCGCCCCTTGGACTCGTGGCAATAACTGTCCCCCGGTTGAAAAAACGTACCAAACAGGGGGCGAACTACCGGGCAGCGAAGAACCTGCAGCGCTGCCGGACTTCGAAAACATGAGCAAAAGGGAACTGCGCGAGCTGACGGCAAGGCTGCGGCTGGTTAAACCGAAGCGCCGAAAAGGCTACAAACAGGAAATTACGGAACACCAACGGCTACAGCTCGATGCGGAGTTGCTGTCCAGAGGCTTTGACGCCACTGAAACGGAAGTGGATCTGCTTCTGCGTGGCGGCAGCTTGCCATCTGGAGCCGGGCTGCGCCTGTTCTACCGGAACCAGCGCCTACAGGAGGATGACAAGTGGCGTCAGTGGGACTGACAGCTCAGAGAAATGGCATATCTATTAATCAAAGAGTTAGCTGAGTAAAAAACTATTTCAGCTTTAAAATCATATGATGTACTGTATATATAAACAGTAATATTGGGAGGGAGTTGTGAACGATTTGTTCATGGAGTCACTTGCACTGCAGCGGATAGAACTTATGGCCCGGCTGGTTGCCAGCTCAGATTGTAGCGATGATGACAAGGAGGTTGCGATTTCGTGGCTGTCGGAGCTAACAAGCGATCTGGTTACCAGGCTGAATGAATATGGAGTAGGGCAGGATGAGAGTACGCATTAGTGATTCCGCACCATGGGAAACTCCCTCCCATATGGCATCCTGCGGTTTGAGAACGCAGTGCATGTCTATGGTGCATGGATTCGCATGATCCAAAAAGGATCGCAACGGGTCGGGGCCGCCAGAACTGGCGGGCTTTCCGGCCTGTCATGCACCTGCATGAAAACCACTACACAAAGCGGGCAGGCGTGGCGGGGATACGAGCGCGCGCTAAGCATGACATTGTATTAATAATGGATTACTATAAATTTTTCGGGATTGTGAGAAAAATCATGCCTAAGTATATTAAAACAATTCAGCAAAATAAAATAAATAGAAAAGTTGATTTAGATGGTAATAATTTGATTATCGTTGGGAATAATGGTGCAGGTAAAACCAGTTTTTTGCTGGCTATAAGAGACTTTCTTATAAAGATAGTGAATGAGCAACAACTATTAACTAATTCTGATTTGCATAAGTATATTAGTGATAACAAAGATTCATTAGTGCACTATCCTGCTGAATCAACTAATTACATCAACACTCAAAACGCAATTGATTATTATTGCGAAATTTTGGAGCAGCGAGAAGTAATAAATATAGATTTTTTCTCAAATGCTGCTTTAATTAATGAGATCAAGAAAGGAAAATTTGTTTTTAGGTTCTTTGATGCCTATAGGAGATATTCAAGTAATTCTTCAGGGCTTCTTAGTAGTGTAGATGATTTATACGAGCAGTTCGAAAACTCTCCTATAAGTAATGATGTTAGCAACTATTTTCAGCGCTATTTAGTATCTATGTCAAATTATGCGCTAATTGAACGAGGCGCTGGAGAGTTAGATGAGTATGAACGTGTTGCAAAAATCATCCTAAAAATGGAGCATGATCTACAAAATCTTTTTGATGACACTTCAATTAAACTCATTTTTAATCGAAAAAAACTCACAATGGAAATAGCCCAAGGGCAAAAGCCATCTTTCGTACTTGAAAATCTTCCCTCCGGGTTTGCTTCTATTTTGGCTGTTTATGCAGAATTAATAATGCTCGCTGAATTAAGTCGAACTGAACGAGCTGATATAAGAGGGGTTGTTCTTATAGATGAAATTGATGCGCACCTTCATGTTTCAGTTCAAAAGAGAGTGTTAGATTTTTTCTCAACTAGCTTTCCTAACATTCAGTTCATCATCTCCACACATTCACCATTTGTTATTCAATCGGTATCAAATGCAATTATATATAATTTAAGTAATGAAGAGTCCCTAGAGAACCTATCGGTGTACTCATATACTTCAATAGTGAAAGGTCTTTTAGGTGAAACTAGTAATTCTGCTGATTTAGAAGGGATGCTCACTGAACTTGATAGCCTTTCCAAGAGTTCTAACTTCGGCGGACGTTATTCTGAATTGCTCTCTAAGCTGGAAGATAACTATGATTTTTTAGATGCTAGGGCTCGGGCTGTCGTTATGAGTGCGAAATCTAGGTTTGTGGATTGGGAAGAGGGCATTGACAATGTTTAATGTTGTTCGATCACAACCAGCCCCCGCAAGTCTTGCAAGGCAAAATAGTTATCGAGGGCATGATGTTATTGAGGCATTACGAGTCATGTTTCATAACAAATGCTATTTATGTGAGCAGGACTCTGTGGCAGACCCAGAAGTGGAGCATTTTAGACCTCATAATGATGAACCAAATTTACTCTATGGTTGGGACAATTTATACTTTTCATGCCGCCGTTGTAATAGTGTTAAAAGCAACAGTCATGTTGATTTGCTTAACTGTACTGATGCGAATGTAAATGTGTTTGATGAAATAGTTCATTATGCTGGAAATGCTGCTATGGGGGAGGTTGAAGTTAGAGCTAGCAAATCACGTCCTTCACAGCAAACAATTAACACGGTAAATTTAATATATAAATGTTTTAATGAGGAAGGTACTAGTCTACGAGAGGTGTCTAAGGAAAGTCTTTTAGAAAAACTATTGGACGAACTTGCAGAATACTCTAAGTGGAGAACAGTTTTAGCCTCCAGAAGAAGTACTCAACAGAGCATTCAGGAGGCTAAGGAGCAGCTTGCGGTGATGTGCTCAATAGCATATCCATTTTCTGTTTTTTGGAAGTGGCATTTGTTGAATGATGTTATTGTTAATAGAAAACACCCATTAATTAGAGCTGAGTTGGGATTTTAAAATGATGGTGCACAATGAAGTGCACCTTCAATTAGAGTTGGTACTCTCTGAAATTTATTACTGATTCAGATAACCACTCATTTAATTCCTCGATTCGTTTCTGTAAAGGTATAAGTTCATTACGAACAAATACCCGACTAGCCTTCTCCACATCCCCAAACCCGCCAACATTGCTAGGCATAATCCCCATCATCTGTGGCGGTACGCGGTGCGCTGCCATCATATCGTCCCGGCTCACGTTCTTGATGTTCAGAAACTCATCCTTTGCCGCCACCTCTGACAGCGGAATGATCTGAATACCGTCCTTCTTGCCGTTAGGCGAGTACATAAACAGGTTGCGGAAGTTGCCCGGTCCTTTGGCGCTTTTCATGGCCTGGCGGATGTTGTTCACGTCCTCCTGGTTCTGCGCGGCGTCGGTCATGTACATGATGAAGCCTGCGTGACTGCCGTTGATGTAATACTTCCGGCGGAACAGCGTGGCGGACTCGTTGAGCAGGGCGGAAGGGATGGCTGAAAGGTATTCCGGCAGGCCGTAAATCTCCTGGTTCAGGTCCGGTTCCATCAGGTGAAAGATGCTGCCTTTGGTGAACTCGTAGGGCTGCGTGGTCATGCCGTATTGCACAAACCAGTAAGTGTCTAGATTGATCCCGCGGCGGGTGTATTTCGCCAGCGATGGCTCCAGCGAAAGAATGCCGCCCAGCCGGTTCGTCCGTTTCTCCAGATAGGCGTTGCCAAACACCAAGTAGTCCTGCACAAAGCGGCTGAATGCCTGCTGGCTCAATAGCGGGTGGGGGATAAACGTGCTGGTCAGGATGTTGCGCTTAACGGCAATCGGTGAGCTGTGATGCACGGCGGCGCGGTAGGTGCGGGCCAGGCCGTTAAAGCTCACGGGCGGCTCATACCACTTATCCATCTGCACGCATTCCACATAGTCCAGCAGTTCTCGGCGGTCCAGTACCGGGATCGGATCGCCAAAGCTGAACGCTTCGGCGTGAGTTGTGTTCTTCTGCTGCGCGGCTTCCTGTACTGGCGCGGTGCTGGTCAGGGCGTCGTGTTCACTCATCAAAAAATCTCCACAATGTTGCTGGTATTGGCGGCCTCGCCCTGCAGCGGTTCGTTAAACAGCGCGTGCATCGTTGCCCAGGCCAGATCGGCGTGGCTGGCTTCTTCGCTGCGGCTGGCTTCGTAGGTTGGGCGGTTGCCGCTGGCGGTGGTGGCCCGGCGGATAGCCATGAAGGACTGCGCAATGTCGGTGTGCCCGGCATCGAACTCCAGGCGGCGGTGGCTGATAATGTCGTATGCCTTGAGCACCAGGGCGTTTTTCACGTTCGGGTTGTAGACGAACTCGCGCACGGCAGGGAAGAACGCCTTCACATTCTCATATACGCCGTGGCCCACGCCCGTCGAGTCGATGCCGATGTAAGTTACGTTGTACTGCTGGGTGAGCTGCTTTATGGCGTCGGCCTGGGCGCGGAAGTCCATCCCGCGCCACTGGTGGCGCTCCAGAATACGGAACTTGCCGCCCGGAACGGTAGGCGGGGCCATGACCACGCATCCGGCGCTGTCGCCGTTCTGCGTGCCTTTCGCCGGGTCGTAACCGATCCACACTTCACGCCAGCCAAACGGGCGCAGGGCCAGGGCCTGAAAATCTGCCCACACTTCCCAGCTGTCCACCATGCACGCCTGCAGCTCACTGAGCGGGAACACCGACGCGAGATCGTCGATAAATTCGCACATCAGCAGGTTCTGGTATTCGTCCGGGCTGTACTCCATGCGCAGCTGGTCGAGGTCGAACAGATTACAGCCGCCGCGCACTGCATCTTCCACGGTAACAATCTGGCGGTATTGCCCGTCCGGGCAGAGCAGGCCGGGAGCCAGGCCGCCGTGGGTCAGGTCAATGTCCACCTTGTCGGCTTTGCTACGGCCCCGGTTGAACAGCGCGCCGGACCAGAACGGGTAGGCGCTGTGCGTCAGGCTCGACGGGGTGGAAAAGTAGGTCTGCCGCCAGCGTTTATGGATTGCCATGCCGGAGGCGACTTTGCGCAGCTCCTGGAATTTCGGGATCCAGAAATATTCATCCAGGTACAGATTGCCGTGGTAGCTCTGTGCGGTGCGTGCGTTGGTGCCGAGGAAATAGAGCGTTGCGCCGTTGGGCAGCACCATCGGATCGCCTTTCAGTTCCACATCAACCTCTTTTGCAAAGTCGATGATGTACTGCTTAAAGACATGCGCTTGGGCTTTACTGGCGGAAAGGAAAATCTGGTTGCGTCCGGTGGTGATGGCGTCAATCAGCGCCTCACGGGCAAAGAAGAACGTTGCGCCAATCTGGCGGGACTTGAGCAGGTTACGGATGCGGTGACGGTTGCCCGCCTCCCACCAGTGGCGCTGATAGGCGAACATCGAGCTGTGGAAAATTTCCTGCAGCTTTTCGGTCTGCTCGTCGCTGAATACGTTCTTTTCTGGTGGCTTGCGTGGGCCTTTGTTGCGGTTCGCCACGTTGGGGTTAAGGTCGGCCTCGTTGCCGCCGTCGTTAAATTTGCCGATGCGGGCATGACGCTCTGACTGACGCGCCAGCAGGTCAATCT